GTTTGCGAGCGAATCTGACGATCCTAATGCCGCGTCAGCTACTCCCTCTTCTCCATCTGGATTCGTCCCGTCGGACGTGCTCAGATAAATATCAATCGTCTCGCCAACAACACCGGCCGTTCCCATCTGAACCGTTGCACGCCATCCGTACAGACGAGAAAACGAGGACGCGCCAAAGTCATGTTGTACTGATACTCGGCCTGCCCCTGCAGCCAATGCCGACAACGTCAGATTCTTATCCGGTGACTGGGCAGAGTCGGCAAACTTTAGAGCGGTTTCAATCGCTCTGTAAATTTTGTTAGCCATAAGGAAGCTCCGATATTAAATTGATTTCGCCATTGCTATTTCGCCCGGCCGGCAACGACCTAGCCCTAACTCGGCAGCGCGCGAAACCGGCTCAATCGACAGTGCAACCAGGCTGTCCCGGTCAAGATCTGTCAGCACTGACGCGGCAACGAGAGCGTGCAAAAACTCAACGCGATCAGGCTTTGCCAAATCCAGCGCCGTGTCGTCACGGCTGATTAACAGACACGCCGCTGACGCTATCGCGTGTGCTGGGTGTGCTGTGTCGTCAGCCGCAATTTGCAGACGCGTCAAACGTCCGTCAGCGGCGGACCATGCGAGCAATTCAGAGCTTTCAATCGATTTGTTTTCCGTTCGGTACTCACTTTGGAGGTCGTCCGATACGGATTGATCCGACATCGACGAATAGCCACGGGCCAACGGATCAGCAGACAATTCGGCGGCAAGTTTTTCTAGTGACATTATTTTTTTGGCCTCTGTAGTAGTACGTCGATCTTGTTTTCCATTCGCTGCAATCTCGCCTCAATCTGCTGACTGTCGCGAGAGTATTCGTCTTGAGACAAGGCGTCTGAGTGCGGTTGCGCAACGTGAACCGACCAAGCCCAGCCAGCCAAGCCCATGCCGAGACTCAGCGCGACTAGAACCGTCGAGATTAGTTGTTTCCAGGTCACATATTTCTCGTCTTCCACCATTGCCAAAATTTCGCGGAGAGTGTCAGTTTCAACTGCCATTATCTAACGACGATGGAAGTCGTTGGGGGCTATTTCGTATCGTCGCATTCGGTGCTCTTTACGACTCTGGGGTTTTGCTAAGTCTGCTTACTTTCCCTCGATCCGTGCCAGCCGCGTCAAATCCGGGGGCGAGCGTGAACCCGCCCCCGGAACGCTACGCGAACATATCAAGACTCATACTGGGCGCAGGCCCACCAGCCTTAATACAACTGGGCGCAGGCCCACCAGTCGATGTCGAGGTTGGCGGCCGTGGAATCTGCCGGAGCAAGCCCAATCGTCGGCTGCATGAAATCGGCAGCAGCGTCAGGGAACGCCGCAGCGGCAATTACGGTCTCGCCAACTTCGGCTCTCTTCACGCCGTCCACATACCACTCCAGCTTGCGGGGGTAGTTGTAGTACCGAAACCCGAGCCTGTACCAAGTGTCTGCAACAAGTGCTTGAGACGCATCGGTGATATACAGGCTTTCCTGGGCCACAACAGTTCCGCCAGAAACCAAGTGCGCGCCATCTAGTGCCGTGCTTTCAGCCGCTAAGTGCCGAAACCCGACAAAATCGGTGGCGCCAAGAGCATCGCCGCTGAACAACACACCTGCGGTTCCAGCTCCACTGGCGCCGCCGTTGGACAGACCGACAGAGAAGTTGTGATCGCCCGCCACAATCGCTGCGGCGTTCACCCTGATGCGACACTCGAACGCAAGATCCTTCTGGAAACGGAACGGCCCGACATCAAGAGCGTTCCCCAGTTGGAGAACAGCCTCTTCGGCATCGGCATTTGCCGTGAGCCGAACAATACCAGGCGCGTCGACGGTGCTAGATAACTGTGCGACAGTTGCACCGTTGGTCTCCAGATGAACGTATCCGCCGGTCAGCGTCGTTTCGCTGAATGACAAGAAGTCGTCGAAGAATCCGTATGCTGGGTTGCCTTCACCTCTCGTTCGGAAGAACCCACTGCCATTCGGGCAGTTGATCTTGTTCCAAACTCTCGCCGAAGGACCAATGCCTTCGGTTTCCGTAAAATAAATCTGTGTCATTGGAAGACTCCCTCCAATAAAAGTAAGTGAAAAAGGGGCTCGTATTTAACGTCGCGCCCCACCTGCGACGACGTGGAAAAAAGGGCAGCGGCTTGATGACGGGGCCGCTACTCCCGGCTAAGGCAGCTGTCTACGCAGTTTCGGTCACGGTTGACGTGCTCCATCCCCGGAAGTTGGCCCGGCGGTTGAAGCACACAAGTTGAACCGAGTCATCCATGGCGCGAACACGCACGTTACTCATGTCGGGGTGCTGGAACGCCTTCCGCTTTCGCATCATGCGGCCTTGAGCGTAATAGCACTTGAACGACGCCCAGTTCACGCCCAGAACCACTCCGTCCGTACGAGCGTTCGCGCTGGCGGAATTCGTCCAGGCTGGGATCCACGTCATCGGCACGCCGCGGACAGAGACCACACCACTGTGAGCTGCCATGTCGTCGCCGATGTTGTCGTTGCCCAATTGGAGCAAACGACGCGAAGCGGCCAGGCGGCTGTGCGTGGTGAGAAGTTCCCAGTCGTGGCGTTTCTGGTCCACGATGTCCGGTCGTTTAACCGGAGGCTGGAACTGACAGAGATCCATCGAGTTGATGGTCTTCTCGACGAAATCTTCCCGGTCCACGTTCGTGTACGGGAACGTCCTGTTCCGCCACTGAGGGTATGTCGTGGCAGAAATCCCGCCCACGCCATTCGAACCCCAGCCTAACGGCTCGTATCCGTCGAAACCTTCCTCCGAGTTGTTCTCGGTCGTGCTGTCGTCCGTGGAGGTGATCCACCACAACAGTGACACCGGAGGAAACGGTGATTGAGTCGGACTGGACGGTCCAGGTCCGAACATCAAGTCTTCCATGCCGGTGTAGAAAGAAGTCACCAAGTCCTGCTCGAGAGATTCGAGGTAATCGTAAATCTGCCGACCACCGGTGCGGAAGATTTCCTCGTCAATGTCGTAGTGGTAATTGTTGGTCGTAAGACCCCACTTCAACTCACCCTCGCTGAGGACGTTCACGCGAGTCGAAGAATCCCGGTGGTACAAACCAACAACCGCGAAGTTGTCGTTCGTGTCCACCTTGACTTTCCACTTCGCCTGTGACGTGCTCATCGTGTCCTTCTTCAGGTTTCCACTGAAGAGACGCGATGCGTACTTATACTCTTGCAGCGGCAGGGAAATGTCCTGCGCCGCAAGCCGATCTTCACCAGCAAACTTCTGGTGAATCCCAGATACAAAATCGTCAATTTGTTCAATACCAAGCGCCATGAGGTCGCTCCTTTATTTAGGATCCATCAAGCTCCCTGTAGAGACGGTCGGCTTCGTCCCGCGGATCGTCCCGCGGATCTTGCGGTCGGGTCACCCCGCCGCCTTGTCGGCCGTTGCTCTGCCTGGAAATCTTGCGAGTTCGTTTCTTGAGGTCTTTCTTGCCGAGGTCTTCCGCGAATACCATGTGGGACACGCGGTTGATTAACGACTCGGTGATCTCCGTTGGACGCCCCAGCTGCTCTAGTCCTATCTGTTGCGCTTTAACCGCAACTATCAAGTCCTGTCGCCGCTCAAGCTGCTTTGGTGTTTCGTTGTCAGTCTTACCGAATAGATCGGTGTGACCTAAACTGTCCACCAAGTTGTCGAAGTACTGCTCCTCTGCCATGGCGTCAGCCTCAATTAAATGGCCCTCCAAGGCTTCTAAGCGAGAGTCGTAGTGGTCACGCATTCGCGTGAATTCCCCCACGATCTCTTCGTCGTACACGTCCTCGTCCAACGTGATCTCATACTGACCGTCCCTTTTCCCGACATCGGGATATTGGTCGTCATCATTGGGCTCCGGATTCGTCTCGAACTGGCCCTTCTCGTTACGAGGCTGGCCTTGGTCACCTTCCGATTCGGCTAACGCCTGACGTCCGGTTTCCATCGCACTCTTGTCGAGAAGACGTAGCGCCCGATCAAATTCCTCGCGGCTGGCGAAATCGGCAATCTCCGATTCCTCGATGCCATACGCGGCTACCTCGGCCTTTGCAGAATCATCGAACCACTCGTCGTAGCTCTTGCTCGCAATGCCGGTTTCCTCGCCTTGGTCCTCGACCTCAGCGGTTTCACTGCCGGAATTGTTCTCGGCAGGTGTTTTCTGTTGTGCGGGTTGAGGCGTATTCGCCTGTTCGGAAGTGATCTGCGCGTCGGATTTCTCCTCGCCGGCACGCTCTTCTTCTACTTCCTTCGTCACCTGTTCTACGTAGTCCTGAATTTCTTCGGTGCTGGTGTCTTCGCTGACCTCGTTAAGGTCTGTTACTGCCATCGAATCAATCTCCTGTTATTCTGGCTGAACGCCGAAGCGGTCGTCTGGCGAGTACGTGTCCGAATATCCGCCGTCCAAATTGACCTTGTTGCCTCGATAACGCTGCCAACCGATCGCCCCCTGATCACCATTACAGGTGTACTCGACTAAGCCGTTGTCGCGAATGTTTACGCCAGTCAACTCGCCTTTGTCTTTGAGTTTCTGGAGCTTGACTCGCTCTGAAGCGACTTGATTCGGCATTACGCCAATCGACTCGGATGTACGTGGGTTGTTTTGACGACAAGATGTCGCAATCATCGGCGCGGCTTCCAGCCAGTTGTCCTTGGGGGGAAGCAACTGATCGAGTTCTTCCTGCGTCACTTCCTTGCCGTTGTACTTGAGGACGGTTTTACTCATGCTGGTGGTCTCCTCATTGCATTAGCCATCTGGCCGTTTACCTGTGAACCGCCACCCAGCAAACTCTGGATAGTGGCCGCCGACCTGGCCTCTTGTGTTCCTCCGGTTGGAATATTCTTCCGAACGGTCTCCCTGGAAGTCACAGGTGACTGACGTACCGTGTTCTGGTCGCCACCCAACATCTCGGCCGGATTGGCGAACGTGATGAACCGTTTGAATTCCGGACGATTCTTGAGCCTTGCTATTTCTTCCACGATGGCCTCGGCGTCGAGTGTAGCGCCCGAAGCCTGAAACATGGGCCATAGCGGTGCGAGTTGCTGAAGCGTTTGATACAGTTCCTGCAACTTCTGTTCGGGTGTCTTGAAGACCATCGAGTACGGTTCAACACGGAACTCGTAGTCCTCGAATTCGCCCTGGCGATTTTCGGGTGTCCAGTCTGAATTGACTTCAATACCGCTATTGCCAACGGGCATCGAAGAGTGCAGCTCAAGAGTCTGGTCCTCCCACATCAGACGGCCGAGGTCCAAGATGGAATCCGAAGCGAACGACACAACCGCCATCCGCATGTCGGCCACGTTC